CTATTGATGTCACCACAGGCTATGATTATGCAAGAGGATATATTAGCACGAACACGTTCTATTTATTTTCAAAGAACTATGGCTCCACAACAAATCCCTGTTATAAAACGATATAAAGAATTACAACAGAAATATCAATTCAGAATGGTTTATGATATAGATGATTTCATATGGGCAGGAGATGAATTGGGTGAAGATATACCAGAATACAATTTTGGTAAAAGTACTATATCAGTAGATGTACAAAACGCATCAATAGAAATAATGAAAATGATGGACATTGTGTGTGTTTCTAATGATTTTCTTGGTGATTATATAGCTAAAAAGGGTATAGATAAGAATAAAATAAAATTTGTTCAAAATACAGTTCCTCAATATTTTTGGGGAAATCAACGAAAACCACATATTAAAACACGCATCGAAAAACCAAGAGTTATTTGGTCGGCATCACCAACACATTGGAGTAATGAAAAGAAAATGGCTGGTGATATGGATAATGCGTGGCAAGAATGGGTGATTAAAAATGTGTTGGCTAATAAAATAGAATTTGTTCAAATGGGTGGACTTCCTTGGTTTTTCGAACCAATAAAATCTAAAATTACAGTGATTCCATGGTTAAATTCATATCAATATCATTTGGCTATTATGAATATAAGACCTGACTTTGGCATCGCTCCACTAGTTCCTAACTTTTTTAACTATTCTAAGTCGTATATAAAATACCAAGAATTTTGTGCTGTTGGGGCTGTTGGAATTGGAACTGTGTTCAGTAACGGACAACCATCACCATATGAAATTTGTAATATCACAGCAAAAGATGATATTACTGTTAATGAAATAGATAATATTTTTAATAAATATTGCGAACCAAAATATTATAATAAAGTGTTGGATAACCAATATCATCAGCTTCTTAGCAATGGCTGGTACACAGAAAGCGAACAGTATATTAATAAGTTAATGCAAATTTTTTAAAAATAAAAGTTATCTTTTTCGGAAAAAATTGCATAATTGTGTTAGAGTTGTATGAATTTTGAAAAGGATTTTAAATGAAAAAGATTCCATTAGAGAGTAAAATTCTGTCCATGTCTCACAATGACATGGATGGTATAGCATCTCAGATTGTGTTGGGTAATGTGTTTAAAAACATTACCTTTGTAACAAACTCGTTCTATAATATAGACGAGGCATTAACAAAAGTTGTGTTTGATGATTATGATTATGTGTTTTTAACAGACATCCACCCAGAGAGGGAGGAAAGTCTCGATTTATCTGATAAGATAATATTAATCGACCATCACCCATCTAAATTTAATAACCCAGCTAAAAATAGATTTGTTATATCAGACAAAAATGTTTGTGCTGCATTTTTAACAAAATATTTTGTTGAAAAAGTTTATGGGATAAAATTAACACATTTGGATAATTTCATTAAATATGTTAATGATTATGATACGTGGACATTAAAATACACAAAATCTGCACAGTTAAATGATTTATGTTTTCATAAAAAACCTGAGTCTCTAAATTCCATGTCAGAGTTCAGAATCAGATTTTTTAATGGTGATACAACATTTAATGAAGATGAACTAAAATTTCTACAAGGATTGGCTGATGAGTTAGATGCTTCGTATAATGCATTAGTATTAGATGAATCATTATTTGAAATGGAATCTATAAACTGTTGTATTGTTATAGAACCAAAATTTATAAATGAGATAGCCGGTAGATTATTACACGAAAAAAATTATGACATTGTTATCGTAAAGCATCCCTGGAAAGGTGGATGTTCATTCCGTGGCAAGTTAGATGAAATAGATTTAGGCGACATCCTGAATAAACATTGGGATAAATCTGGTGGACATCCAAAGTCTGCTGGAATGTTCGTTAAAAATGACCAAGAATATATTAACAGAATGGAGGTATTCGAAGAGTACATATACACAAATTTTGACATCGTAAGAAAATAAAGAAACAAAAACAATAATAAGGAAACAGTTATGGCAGGGTTTAATAAAGTCTACTACAACAATCGTAGTGGGAATATACATCTGTGGGAACATGATGATAATGGTGCGAGTAGTAAGATTTCGGCTCATCCTGAAATTGAGTATTACATATCAGACAAATCTGGCAAGTCACCAAAAAAAGACATTTGGGGAAATTCTGTAAAGTTACAAACATCGGCAAATAAAAAGTTGATGAGAAATTTTTTAGAAAATTTTCCTAATATGAAGACTTGTGAGACATCTATTTCAGAGGATGTTAAATTTTTACAGAAAAAATACATCAATGATACATTAAAGGTAGATATCAATAACTTTAATGTATGCACCATCGATATCGAGTTAGAGTCTGGAGACGAAGGTTTTCCAGAAGATATAACTGATGTTGTTTGGTATCCGATAAATTTGATTACTGTAAAATATTCAAAAACAAATGAAATCATAACATACGGAAATCGAGAATATACTGGTAATAGTGATAGTGTTAAAGAATACCATTACATACCTGATGAAAAAGCTTTACTTGAAAAATTTATAACAGATTTTAGAAAACGTAGAGTTGATATTTTAACAGGGTGGAATATTAATTTCTTTGATGTACCTTATATTATTAACAGATGTTTAAGATTGAATATATCAAAATCCTTATCGCCATTGAATATATATGACACATCGATGATTAAAGATGCTTACGGTAATATGCGTAATGTCTATAAAATAGCAGGAGTGTCAATATTAGATGGTTTGGATTTATTCAAAGTATTCACATTTAAACTACAAAAGTCGTATAGTTTAAACAATATTGGGATGGTTGTCTGTGGTAAAGGTAAAATTGACCTTGATGGGCAAGTTAACAATATATTTAAAACAGATTGGAATTTATTCGTAGAATATAATATCCAGGATGTTGAGTTGGTATGCGACATCGAAGATAAAAAGCGATTCATACCAATGACTATCGATTTTTGTTATCAAGCATTAATACCGTTTGAGAAAGTATTTTCCAAAATACAACTGGTTACTGGGTATATGTTGCGTTATTTTCATAAACACAATATTATGTTCCCAGACCCACCGAAACATGTTGAAAAAGAACGATACCCTGGAGCCTATGTAATGGCTAAACCAGGATTCTTTGAATGGTTACTATCATATGATGTTGAATCATTATATCCTATTATGATGATTATGTATAATATCAGTCCAGAAACACTTGTTCTTAATCCTACGCAAGAAGAGATTATACAAATGGACTTGATAAAAACACCAGCATCAAATCGTTATGAGTGTGACACACCACAAGGTCATTTTTCTGTTGATGGAATATACTACAGAAGAGACAAAAAAGGTGCATTGCCACAAATCGTAGAATCGATTTTTAATGAACGTAAACATTTGAAAAATAAGATGAAGGTTGCTAAAGGTTTAGAAGGTACTTTTACACCAGAAGAAATAGCTAAAAATAATTTCATGGAGCTCAGTAGTGTAAACGCGCTGGTCGATGAAGTTAAAAAAGAAGGTTATGGTTCCGATTATTATAAAAACCAACAGCATATTAGAAAGATTCTTATTAATTCAATGTATGGGGTTTTGGGAAATAAACACTTTGCATTCTATAATGTTAAAAATGCCATGGCTATCACAATCGGTGGTAGACATATTATTCAATTTTTATCAAATAAAATTAATGAATATTTGAAACAGCATTGGCATGAAGTAGCGCATCATTTTTGTGAAGAGGCAACACGAACAACAGTCAAACCAATTGAGAAAGATGTTGTTGTGTTAATCGACACCGACTCTAATTATATTTGTCTTGATGAAATAATTAAAAGTCTTGATATTACATTTAAAAATAATGAAGAATTTAGAAATTGGGCAAATGATTTTGACCAAAAATTCTTAACTCCATTCTTTCAAAAAATATTAAAAATATATGCAAAGCATTTTGGTGTTGAGCAAAGAATTAATTTTAAACGTGAAAAAATTATAACTAAAAAAATCACATTGGCAAAAAAGAAATATGCTGATATGGTTGTTGATAGTGAAGGTGAGATTAGTTATAAAGACGGAACTCTTTACACAGATAAACCATTGATGTCTATCACTGGAATTGAAATGGTAAGAAGTTCTACTCCTCAGTATTGTAAAACAACACTAGAGAGTGTTTTGAGATTGATATTAGAAGAAAAAGATAAAAATTTAACAGTTGATAAAATCCGTGAAATATATGACGGGTTTATGGAAGCTACTATTGAATCGATATCTAAAGCAAGTTCTGTTAATAATTATAGCAAGTATATGCCTGATGATATGAAAGATGTTGTGAAACGTGGATTTTTAAGATATTTACCACACACACCAGAACATGTCAAAGCTTCAATGCATTACAATTATCTTATTACTAAGTATAAATTGCCATTGCAGCCTATTAACAACGGAACAAAAATAAAATATTTGAAAGTTAAACCACAGAACGAGTTGGGTGCTGAAGTTGTTGCATATATCGGTAACTATCCAAAAAAGTTTCATGAGATATTTAAAATTGACAAGGAAACTCAATGGACAAAAACTTTCACACAAACGGTTCAACGATTTTACGATGTCTTAAAATGGGGAAAAGTACGATTGAATATCAACAATCTGGAGGATTTTTTACAATTTTAGTACTTTAGAGGATTTTTAAGATGAAACAAAAAAGCATGTTCGAATTAGCAAGTAAAGACCCAAGAATTAAGGAGATGATGAGAGATTGTTATTATGATGTTGAAAAGAAAAAAAATGATGAATTTTTATCAACATATGTAATAGTATTAAATTTATTACTATCAGGAAGAGTTGATGGTGGTGTGCCAGTCGGTAAAATTTCGATGATTTCAGCACCAAGTATGCAAGGTAAAACTTTTATTGCGATGGCAACAATAAAAAATGCACAGAAAAAAGGTATGCAGTGTGTAATCATAGATACCGAAAGAGCATTTAACCCAGGTATGGCAACAACATTAGGTATTGATGTAAGTCCTGATAAGTTATTTGTATTTCAAGAAAATAGTATTGAAGAACTAATAAAATTTATTCTTAACATTTTCGATGGTATGACACGAGAAGAGCGTAGAAACGTTTATGTTGTTATGGATTCATGGGGAACGTTGGTAACATCTAAAACCATGGAGGATGGTCTCAAAGGTAGAGATGTTATGGATATGACAGAAGCTAAAAAGAAAAATAAATTAGCTAATATTATTTTAAACACAAAGGCAACGTGGTTGGTTATCAATCATGTATACGATAATATTGGTGGGTTTGGTGATGCTTTGAAAATACCAGGAGGACGCAGATTAATGT